GACGTCACTTGGTGGACGGGTTCCAGATTGACCGCCGATATAGTGACTATCTGGTGACCCCCGAATCCATCAAGTACATCAACAACAACTTCGATTGTTGGGAACGGAAGCTCCTTCTGGCGAGTTTCCGTACCTTCATTGGGGCTGAGAACTACGTCGAACACCTCCAGATCCCAGAGCTGTCCAAGGGCAAGATTGTCGATGCTGCAGCCAGGGACATTGGGGACTCCGTCTACGTAGACATTTTGGTAGCTACCGACAAAAAGCACGCCCCCCTAGTGACGGCTGTGCAGTCAGGTCAGCTACAGACCCTATCCATGGGGTGTCAGGTATCCTTCACCCAATGCACCAAGTGTGGAAACATAGCTGAGGATGAGACCCAGCTATGCCCTCACATCCGGCATATGAAGGGGAATACCTGGATCGATGGGACGGGCAAGCAACGCAAGATCGCAGAGCTGTGTGGTCACGTAAAGGCCGAACCCGGCTCTGTGAAATTCATTGAGGCTAGCTGGGTAGCAAACCCGGCTTTTACGGGGGCTGTCCTTCGTAACATCCTAACTCCAGAGGAAGCCACAGCCCTAGGAAATCGAATCCAGGTCGCCTTTTCTGAGGGTCCTAGGGTGGCAAGCCCTAACTCAATGAAGAGGGCTGCAAGGTTCTCTCCTAGGAATGGGGCCTTTGATTTTGGGGATCAAGGGGGAGGCGATGAGCCCCCCGCAGAAGCCCCGGCTGAAGAAGACCCTATGGATAAGGCCGTTACCGAACTGGCCGATTACATCAGGGAAAAGGCTGTCGATAAGGTCCGTCAGGAGATGTCCAAGAGCACGCCCCCTAGGGCTGACTTGGATGAAGACCAAAATAACAACCTTATCCGAGAAGCCCTTCAGAAGAGTCCTGAGTGGCGAAGGCTGGCAAAGGTAGTACATGCCAGCACAAACAGCCCCTCCCGGACCAAGAAACTCGTTTTGGGATTGCTTCTATACAGAAATGGTGGGTGGAAGGCCGTTCAGGCGGCTTCCTTCACAGGCACGGACATCTTGGCTCTTTCTCGGCTCCTTGATCGGTTCAACAGCATCCCGAAAATGGCGGGAGAAGCCAGGGTTTACCGTACTATCCTCGCAGTTGGGGGTGTGGCCCCCTACTCAAATGAAGATAGCTACTTGGCGGCTTGTCGTCGAGTAATAGGACGGGAACTCACGGGCACGGAGAAAGATGCCCTGTTGGCAAAAGGGAGACTTTACGACCTCGGGGCCTGAACCGGGAAGTCGTCGTGAATCTCTTTATACCCCTTGTGGGGAAGGAAAGGTACCTGCCATGCGAGAACGCACCACATGGAATCGGAAAGAGATCGCGAGGCGGGCTTCCCAGCGTACTGCGGAGGACCCCCGAGCGATGAACCAGGATCACTTGCAGCAGCAGCCAGCCGCTGATGCCTATGTGACCGGTGGACCTTCGGAGTTTGCAGAGGATGTTCACCCCTCTGCGGACACCTGGAAAGCCGAGTATGCAGGTGGTCAGGTGGAGCGGAATGAAATCGGAATGCCCGAATTCCGAGACGACACCTTCAAGACCGCTTCCATGGACAATGAGACCCTGCACAAGAAGGCTGAGGTCTGCGTCAAGATTGCTCGCGACATGCTCGGGAATGTCGGAGAGTCCATCATCGAGGATCAGGCCCTCGCCTTCATGCACCTCCCCGATGTCGAACTGGTAGAGACGGCGACCCGTCTTGCCAAGGGCAAGGTTCCACCCGAGTTCCTGGAGCAGCAGAAGGGCAAGGGTGAGGACAAGGGTGAGGACAAGGGTGAGGACAAGAAGGAAGACAAGGTTGAGGACAAGAAGGAGGACAAGGGTCAGCAGAAGTCCGCTTCGGAATGGACCAACTCCGTTGTCCAGGCCATGCAGGCAGGTGACCAGCAAGCCGTACAGGCTGCCATCCAGGGCATGATCCAGTCAATGCTGGGTCAGCAGGGGCAGCAGCAGGGACAGCAAGCTCAGCAGCAGGGACAGCAAGCTCAGCAGCAGGGACAGCAAGCTCAGCAGCAGGGACAGCAAGCTCAGCAGCAGCAAGCTCAGCAGCAGGCTCAGCAAGCTCAAGAGCAGGCTCAGCAGGCCCAACAGCAGGCTCAGCAAGCTCAGCAGCAGCAAGCTCAGCAGCAGGCTCAGATGGCTCAGCAAATACAGCAGATGGTCCAGCAAGCTCTACAGCAGATGGGCCTTCAGCCGCAGCAGGCTCAACAGCAGCCGCAGCAAGCCCAGCAAGGCTGCCAGGGCTGCATGTCTGACGACCAAATGATCGACGACATGCTCATGGGTCAGCCCAGCCAAGAGCCCGAGATGGAAATCCAGCTCGAAGGCATCCCCATGGACATCGGTGAGGTGGAGATGGGTGCTGGGGACGAAGTCCTGAGTGCTCTCTTCGCATCGGACCCCGAAGTCCAGCAAGCACAGCAAGCTCTCGCCATCCAGACGGGCGTTCCTCAGCAGCAAGTTCAGGCCAGTGTTCGCACGGCCTCGACTCGAACAGTCGGAACTCATCCGACCGGTGGTGTCTCGCAGATCGGCGGGGCCGCATCGGGCGGTGGAAGTGGCAGCGACGTGGACAAGTTGTCCAGTCTCTGGCGGTCGGCACCGGACGTGAAGGACGTGTTCGGCTCCTGATTCCCAGAATCTCCAGATGAAGATGAAGATTAGGTACACCCCAGCTAAGGAGATCAGAACATGCCTCTCGCACTAGGACAGGGCTCGGGTGACTTCGCGGAGACCAGTGGTCGCGTCCAACTCTTCCATATGGGAACTCGGAATTCCATGGGGATTCTGACCTCGGATGCGTTCACCCAGGCCAATCCGCCTGTTGTCACCACCACAGCAAACGTATCCACCACCCTCGCGGGCATCACTTCGGTTGGTGTCCTGGGGGCGTCCGTCGCCTTCACGCGACTCGATGCAGGCAACGGCTACCACGGTGGACCAGTCAAGGTCGGCGGCAACTATGTCGCACCGCAAAAGCCTCTTGGCATCTTCATCAATGATGCCATTGGCAATGCCTTCGAGAACACCCCCGGTGTCGCCTCGGGTCGTGGTCCGTATGTTTGCGGACTGGCTACCATCGGAGTCACCCTCTGGGAGACTCAGCAGCAGATCGGTGGTTCGGGTGCTCTTTCCTACAACGCTGGTGACTTCCTCTATGCTTCGGTCAACGGACTGCTGACCAACCGCATCCAGGATGCCTACCAGTACAACGTCGCGGGTCAGAACGATCCCGACTTCGTCACTATCATGGGCGTCGTTCGGGTCGCACCGGACGCGGACAACAGCCTCATGGTGCTGGATCTTCGGGTCTAGCGGAGAAACCAGCAACTAACGAAACTGGGAGATCCCCGCTAGGAGAAAAAGGCTATGAACCAGCAGATCAGCAACCAAGTCAAGCAGCAAATCATCAGCGAGTACATCAAGACCGCTGCCGGTCGTGCGAAGCTCGCTGCCTCCATGATTCAGCCCCTTCGGCTGCGTCGTGACTACACCGCTGTCGGCCGCAAGACCTTCATGGTCGAGTCGCTGCCGGACGGTGCCCTCCCGATCTACGACAAGGACCCCGAGGTCACGGCATTCGTCGTTGGTGAGGAAGGCCAGAACATTCTGGCAATCCAGAAGCCACGGCGTGTCATCTTCCCGCTGTTCGAGATTGCTTCCAATCCCGAAATCCCCCTGACCCAGATCAAGGAACGTCGATTCGATCTGATCGAGCGTTCTCAGGATCTGGCAAAGGCCCAGATTCAGGCAGCGGAAGACGAGCGTGTGTTCGCAGTTCTGGACTCCATCGCAGTGTCCGGCTTCGACACCCTCCCCGGCCAGACCAACCCGGATATCGCCGTCGTCGCCCCCATCAGCCCGAGCGTTCTCGCGGATGCTTTTGCTGAAGTGGAGCGTCACGACCTGCGAGTTGCCCGCATCTACATGAATGCGGTTGACTACGCTGACATCCGCAAGTTCGGCCGTGACATCCTCGACATCGAGTCTCAGGCCACCCTGCTCAAGACTGGCCTCCAGGCCACTCTGTGGGGAGCACAGATCATCACTTCGCGGCTCGTGCCAGCAGGATTCTGCTACATCTGCTGCGAACCCGAAAACTTCGGCCGCTTCCCCGTCCGCACGGAACTCACCGTGCTGTCGACGGACGACCCGAAGGCCCGGACCATCGGTTTCTCCTGTTTTGAAAATGTGGGCATAGGGACCTTCAACCCCCGTGGCCTCACTCGGCTCGTCGTCACACGCTTCTAGGAATCTCCTAGAAATCCCGCCCTTCAGGGCCGCTGAGGAAACTCACGCGGCCTTTCCCTTTTGTCCCTGAGAGCAACTTTGCTCTGAGTCAACCATTTTCATACGGGTGCCTACATTTGTTCTTGACCTGTGGGGTTGGTCGGTTTATACCTGCGTGTGTGACAACCCATGTGGCAAGTTTGACCGAATCAGTCCTCCGGCAACTCTACCTGGATGATTTGCTTACGGAAACGGAGATAGCTAGGCGATATGGAGTCTCACAGACCCAAGTAGGTAGGCTCCGTAGGACTTACGGTATCCCAACCCTCACCAAAAGCGACCGTTCCAAGTTGCCTGTGGAGTTGACCCAAAGGCTGCGATCCATCCTGGTGGGGTCTATGTTAGGGGACGGGGGCTTGAAGTCTGTGGGGTCTCTCACGGCTCGGTATGAGGAGTCCCATTCTACTGGACAGAGAGCCTACCTTGATTGGAAAGCTGAGGAGTGGGGTCTTTTCACGTC